TGGAGGTTTCTGTTTTTATCATGAGTTTAGTGTTACCTCGGATGATTTTGATGAAATCTACCCTCATGTGGAAGAATGGGTTAAAACTTTAGAAATCTGGAAGCCCAACCAAAAGGAGTCTTTGCATTGTTTAGTGGAACTTTATAGAAGAAAGGCAGAGAGCGCCCAAAAAACCACTGCAAAACATCCAAGTTTCTGGCAACGTTTATTGGGTAAATAGATATGAAAGGGAAAAGTGTTAATGAAAATCCTGAATGGTGCAGTCTAGAAAAGCTATTAACTTCGCCAGATTCACCGATATATGATAAAGAGGTCACTAAATGATGGACATTGTAGATTTCACAGAGATAAGAAAGAAGTCCGACCGATCAGACATTGTTAAGATGCGATTGTCTAACTATTATAAGCCAATAAAGAAAAGCACTCCAAAGTGGTACTGCACGATATTCATCGGATCGACTATCGTTGAGAGTTTGGGATGGAAACAGGATGATACTATCTCCATAATGAGGAATAATGGATCTCCTTCCTCTATCTATCTCAGTAGAGATAATCGTAATCCACGCCATAAGCTCAAGAAGATCAAGAATAGCAATTGCTTCTCTATTGCGTTTACGTGGGATCAACCAGAGATTGTTCAAGATGGCAAGACTTCCCTCACGACAGTTGATCATGAGATTATAAATGATTATATTAAAATTAATTATTGATCATGAAAGGATGAACGATGGATAAACAATATGGTAAGTATAAATACTCAGTGAGTGATCGGATAAGACATCATGTGCCAAAGGAAGAATATGAGACCAAGATAGACTGTACCGTCGAACCTCTGGGAATGACAGGGGCAAATCTATATGGGCCAGACCTTGGAGCGACTCAACTTAAACTACCATACACTAAATATGATAGCAGTCCTTTTGGGTCGAATGTATTAGATCAAAAAGTCCCTATGGAAAATTGTGCGGTTGGTATAGAAACATGGAGACAAAATCTTGAATAAAACACAATTCATCGAATATATTATCTTAATACCTGAAGATATAGAATTTACTCCCATGTCTATTGATGTTAGAGGACATTCTCCGCAACCTGACGGGACATATAGAACCATGACCAAGAAGATAAGCTTTGAGTGTGAGTACACAGAGCAGGTACACAAATTGCCTTGTATGTTAGAAAAGCCAAGAGATTCATCTGATGATTACTTTCAAAGTTTAATTGAGGTAGAATCGCAACCAATATGCGAATTTCAAAAGACATCTACAAAACTAAGGAAATCCATCATCAGACGATTTAAGAAGGAAGGATGTGGAGATAATCCGGTTATATGGGATGCGATACCTATCTATGTTCTTTCTGAACTTTTAAACGATGCCATACACAGGAAAAATAGAGAGTACTTCAAGTCTGTTGTACCCGAGGTTATGAATGTTGTAAATCTGCTGGGCTATACCCTGATAAATAGAAATTGGGACGCAGGAGACAAGGACTTTAAGTGGATAATGAATAGACAGCTATAAAATGCACATGGCTATCTCATTTTCTGAGGATTGGATTTACTCTTCCTATATCTTTCATACCGAGCCTTCGCTTGTGCCTTTTCCTTTTCCAACTTAGCCTCTGCCTTTGGAGAAAGGGATATGGAGTCTTCCCTAATGGGAGGGATCCAAGTCATCTTCTCAGCTATCGTAAACAATTTATTGATGTCTCCTTGCACAATGAGCATGTCCTTTTCATGGGAGAATATACAATGAAGTTCCTCTATCTTTGCATTGCAAATCTTGATCATATCATTTTCGTCGATGCCGGAGTGGAAGAAGAAGTTATTAGGGTTGTCTATCTCAAGGTACATGTTTATGTTATTATTGTGGTAAATATATCTGATATGACCTTCCCAATGGTTTTCCTCTTTCCCCTTGATAGCATAAATAAACACTTTACCAAATTTGTAGCGTTCAGCGTACCACATCCCAAGGATGTAAGTGGCTCGTTTAAATTCAATCATCATCTCGTTTTGTTCCATAAGCGAAGAATATAGTCATATTTCCTAGCTTTAACAATACTTAAGTGTTTTATAAATTGCTATAATTTTAATAAAATGCTTTAATTATTGGAATAATAAAGGATACGACGATCACATGCAGCCATCTACTGCCAGAAATTTCCTAAATGAAGTCCGAAACAAGCTTAAGCCTTCAGAACCTCCACGCAATCAATTATTCGTAGATGAAGCGGCTATGTATGAATCATCCCTCCATTCCTTCTTAATGGGATGCTGGCCAATCATAGAAGGAGGATGTGATTATCGGGATGGATGGCATATTGAGGCTATCTGCGAGCACCTTGAGGCACTCTATCATTTAGATATAAAACGACTGCTGATAAACCAGCCACCAGGCACGTGTAAATCAACTATCTGTTCTGTCGTTTATCCTGCATGGATTTGGGCTAAAGACCCAACCTTTCAATCCATGTACATCTCCTACGGTCATGAATTATCAAAACGTGACAGCGTCCAATGTCGTCGTGTCATCCAGTCCAGATGGTTTAAAGACAGATGGGGGCATAAGTGTCAACTTGCCCCTGATGTCAATACAAAGATGAGATTTGATAATCAACAGGGTGGCTATCGGATATCTACCAGTGTCTTTGGTTCAGCGACAGGTGAGCACGTCCACTTAGTGGCCTTTGATGACCCTAATAGTGCCAAGACCGCTGAATCGGAGATCATAAGGACATCAACTAACGAGACATGCGATAGGACAACCTACTCACGATACAACGATCCTAAGACGGCACGGTTGCTTGCGGTTCAACAAAGATTTCATGAACAAGATTATTCCGGCCACATTCTGTCCAAAAAGATAGAAGACCTGGTTCATTTATGCCTTCCCATGGAGTTCGAGACATCCAGACGATGCACAACAATTCCTTTAAAAAGCACTGATGGAAAACTATGGTCTGACCCTAGGTCAAAGGAGGGCGAGCTTCTTTGGCCTAAATTCATGGATGAAGAATATGTTGACGGTCTAAAGAAGGATATGAACAGTGACTACGTCATAGCTGGACAGCTTCAACAAAGACCATCCCCAGGTGAGGGAGGAATCATCAAGAAACATTGGTTCAAATGGTGGAAGCAACCATCACCTCCAAAGTGTCATTATATCCTTCAATCCTGGGATACAGCCCTCAGCACGAAACCAGATGCATGCTATAGTTGTTGTACAACCTGGGGAGTCTTCAACGACGATCATAATGTTTCGCAAGTGATGCTTTTGGATACATGGCACGGACGCGTTGAGTATCCCGACTTAAGACGTATGGCCTTGAGACTTGCCCACAACTATCATGACACACACATAGACCATCCAACACCAGAGGATTACATCCTTAAGCCCGATATGATCCTGATAGAGGCTAAAGCTAATGGATTGTCACTCATCCAGGATTTGGGAAGGGCTGGGCTGATTGTCAATAGATTCGACCCCGTTAAGCATGGAGGAGGAGATAAGATTGTAAGAGCGCGCCTCATGAGCCATGTATTAGAAGCAGGTAAGATATGGGTGCCAGCAAAGCCACCACACTATACAGGCTTACGTCCTTATGCCGATGTCTTCGTTGAATCTTGCGCTTCCTTCCCCAATGATGTGGACTCGAGAGATTATGTTGACAGCATGAGCCAAGCTATTATAAAACTTATGATGTCTGGTTTAATCGGTAATCCCGATGATGCAGAAATAAGCACAATCTACAATCGATGGGAAGGGGAAAAGTTTTATTAAAATGGAATATGGAATAATATTAATACTCCTTATTTTAATTTTTATTGTTTACCTATCCAATAGTGGAAGTTGGCACACAAGTTTGTTGCGGTGTTTGTGAATCTAAGATGGATCTTTCTTTATTAATGTTTGGTGATTAAATTAGGAAAATATAATGAATTTATTAGAATTGTTAGATAAGATGTTGGCGATACCTCATGGGAAAACGACTGTTAATATTGACTGCGGGGATTGTGGATTTCTTAGAGAAATTGATAATATAAAGGTGGTAGAGGACGAAGTAGGAAATAATAAGATAATTATTTATGCAACAGATTAGCCTACTTTAAATTACTCTTTAATACTGGCTTTCTCACATAGCTGGATATCTTAATGATAGGCTCTTGCCTCATGTAATGGATTATCCCTTATCCAAGATTTGATGAGGGCTGGATTAATCGTTAATAGGTTTGACCCTGTTAAGCATGGCGGAGGGGAAAAGTTCTACTAAAATGCCTGAAATAGCTTTATATATGATAATTATTTTTTTAACCTTAGTGTGTTGGTGGGCTATTGAAAGAGTAATAAAAATTGAAAAATAACTGAATGAAGATTGTGTTAATTTGAGAAAGCATATCGCAGAAATTCAACGTGAAATAATAAAATTAAGCAAGGATAAATAAATGATAAATGTAATAATAGGTATGATCGTACTTATAACAGGAAATTGTTGTGGGGCTGATAATGACAAGATATATGATGATTCATACGAAATTTCTGGTACCTTTTCAGAAATTGACCTACATCAAGAAGTGACATTTTTTGACATAAGGCATCATGTGCTTTACAAAGAGAAAGAAGAATTAGAAAGAAAGCTTTTGGCTAAGAACGAAAAGATAGATCGAATTAAAAATGATAATAACTGTATGAGAGGAACAATAAAAAAATTATCCATAGAATCAGATCGAGAAGCAATCGAACACAAAGCATACAGATTAAAAAAAGAACGAGAACTTAAAGAGACAATTGAATTAACAAGGATTGTTGAATTAACAAGGATTGTTGAAGAACAAGAAGAGATGGAAAGAATAGAGGCCGAAAAATTAAACGAATTACTGAGGATACGTGCCGAAAAATCCCAAGAACGTACTGAGAAGTATAAAGAAAAATTGAGTG